TACGACACCAATCTTAGATGAATTGATTTTCTTACCCAAGTCAGAGTTTACATCAACTGCATAGACAATGGTATTTGGTTGGAAGGTATAATATTTCTTACCTTCAATAGTTGTTGTGTCAACATCTTCAGAAGTGTACATCAAGTCACCCTGTAGAACATCTGTAATACCTAACTTGGAAAACTCTGCAAGTGCCACCTTGAACTTACTATTCAATCCACCAGAGAGTCCATCGTCATCAATCTCTTGTGAAGTCTTGTATAGTTTTGGAGTTGCGTTGAATACTGATTTCTTTGCAACAAAGAACTTACCATCAGAAGGGTCGATACCAGCAAAGATTGCAGGCGCACCATCCCACTTGACTGTCATGTTTACAGATGAACGTGATTGTCCTGCAAGCATATCCCTTAGAGAACGAACAAAGTTAATTGCAGCCCTACCGCCAGGCACACCAAAGTTTAGAATCTCATCTTCGATATGTTCTAGGTGAAGGTTCTTTCCACCCTTGTCTTCTACTATGAATGAATTGAAGTTAATCATTTGTACACCACATGTGGAGCTGATTCTGTAGACTGTGACATCGAATACGCAGCAAAATTATCTGTTATCTTAGATGATATAGAACGAGCACCACCACGTTTGTTATCTTCTAGAAAAGAAACCATAAACAAACCTCTGTACTTAGAAAATCTCCAATCTGCGCCACTAACTTTACCAATTTTCTTTGCCGAGGCCTGTTTTACAAATGTTTCTTTGTCCATTGAAGACTTTTCTACTTTTACAAACATATCATACAATTCTTCCAAAAACTGTGGGGTGGGATTTGTTGCCAATCCTTTTAAAGTAGCATTGTTATATGGGAATTGTGTCATTGTGCTATTTCTAATCATAATCGACTCCAACACACCACCACCTATCTTACCAGCCTGTGCTGATGTTCCCTTAACTTCACCCTGCCAACTTGATACAGCAGAAAAAGTTCTAAGTTGCATCTCTTGTTTTCCTAGTTTAATATAATAATCTTTAGAATTAAAGAATGATCTATCATTCTGTTTATTAAAACCACCATAAGTGACTGGCGTTCGTATAAATCCAGTGGTGTTTAATGGAAGCACATTAACTCTATCGGATGTAACTTTCTTTAGTGATATACCAATTAAATCGCCAGAACCATATAGTTCTTTAAGTTCGTTGGTAAATTCACCAAGAGATGCGTGTCTATTAAAATCAAAAGATACACCAGATTTCACAGCCCATATATCAGCTGGATTCCATTTATTTATATCAGAAAATGGTTTTGGTTTTTCTGCCTTATTTAAATTTTTGAATATTGTGTTTATTTCATTCACAAAAGAAGAACCTCTGTGAAACGTATATTTTCCTCTGATATTTTTCTTTATCTCATTGCCAATAACAATACTGGAATCCCACCACGATTGGTCTAGTAAAGATTCTATTTGGGAGAGGGGCATATCAACATCATAATTTGCGCTATATTTACCCCATTCTGTTGATGGTATCTCACCACCCACTGATAACTTTTCACCAGCAAATATGGCTGCAACATATATACATTGAGCACATTCTGCTGCTGCGGTAATTTCAGCACCACCACCAGAACCCTTACCACCACCAAACATTGCAGTTTTTTTAAGGTCTGATAACTTTAGTTCATCCCCTTTATCCGTGACAAATATTTTTTTGCGAGATGGAAATGCAGAATCAAAATCACCACTTTCTGCATTAATACGATTCACATCATCTATCCAAGAAAGTTTAACAGTGCCTTTGTTTGTTTCTACGGGTGTGCCGTCTTTTATGGCTTGTACGAGAACTTCACCTCGTAATGCAGATGATCCTCTTAGGGTATTTTTGAGAATTTTTAAAGTGAGCATACTTTCAAAAATATGCATTTCTCTGAGATGGGCACGCATTCTTTCCACATGGTTAACTTTTTCAGTAACCACAGGATTGAGTTGTCGATAATACTTCGATATTTTCATTCAGCACCTTTTCCATGTATACAAATATATATTACTAATCTATTTATAACGAAACGTACTTAGAACTTCATATCAGTGAACTTGTCATACCTTGCATGTTGACCCTTGTCAAAGCCTGGCGTATCGTCTTGACCACTATCAGATATGTCCTGTTGCGCCTCTTGTTCACAATCATACAACTTCATCTTACTTCTGTCAATACCTACCACGAATCTTTTGTTTGTACCTAAATCATTGTAACGATTCTTTAACTGTTTAATCATTAACTGGTTTAGTCCTTCTAACTCTTCAGTAGAGATTAGTGCAAACATCAAGTCAGCAGTTGCAGGCAAACCAAACGACTCAGAAGTATCTTCTAGTCCAACATCAGAGTTTGCAAAACCGCCCCTTGTAGTCTGGGTTGCAGACATAATAGGAAGGTTTGTTTCAACAGCAAGTCCACGAAGTTCTTCTGCAATCGCCTTGATATAGAAGTATGAACCTACACTGGCATTACCCTTGAAACGTGATGAACTACAGATGTTCAGATAGTCAATAAAGATAATATCTGGACGGAATGATTTCTTTAGTTGTAGTTCTTTAATCAAACTACGAAAGTGTCCAGAGTGAGCAGATGCAGTTGGGTATTCCTTGATAACAAGTTTACCACTAGTCTTAGAGTTAATCTTCTCAATCTTAGACTCAAACATTTTCTTGGGTAGATTGTGCAAATCATCCATAGAGATGTTCATCAGGTTAGCATCAATACGTTCTGCAATGCGTTCTTCTGCCATCTCCATAGTAATGTACAATACGTTCTTACCTTGCAATAATGTTGCAGAGGCCATGTGACACATGAACAACGATTTACCAACACCAGTACCAGCAAGGGCAATGTTCAAGGTTTTGTTTGGAAGTCCACCTTTGGTAATCTTGTTGAAATACTCTAAGTCAAACTCTAACTTCTCTTCTTGTCTGTGATAAAACTCAAATCGTTCATCTGCATTTTCAATATAGTCGTGTCCAATATGTTGATCAAAACCTACTGCAAGTGCTTCAGATAGAATAGATGGGATTGCTTCTTGGGTATGTTCTTTGTCTTTACCCTCAATAATATTGATACCATTAAGGATTGCATTGTATACCGCCTTGTCCTTACAGAACTTTTCTGTGGTATTCACTAACCATTGCATATCAACTTCTGCTTCTTTGAGAGATTCAATAACCTCTACGACCTTCTGGAATTCTGTACCATTCAAGTCTTTTCTATTATCAAGTTCAATAGACAAAGTTTCCTTTGTGGCCATTGCCTGATACTTATCCATGAAATTATAAATCTCTTCGAATATAATTCGATCAGTTTTGTCTAGGAAGTATTCACCCTTAATGAAAGGTAATACCCTACGGGCATAGTTCTCATTGAAGATTAAGTTACTAAATATTGTTTTTTCTATCGTCATCGTCTGCATCTGTTAATAACCCACTTTTATCTAAATTCTGTTCTATTAGGGAATGTAATATATCACCAATCAGATTGAAAAAGTCATTATCAAAAAATTCCTTTCCAAGTCCATTAGAGTCTAGTAGATTCCACTCAAATTCTAAAGACGCTGTATCGTTTTCTTCGTCTTCCTTAATGGAAACTTTACCATACTCATACACAACACCTTGCCATTTTCCTGCCTTATCCGTAAGTCCTATACCCGTCCAAGTTTTATCCTTGTTTTCTACATAGGTATAATACCCACTCATATCTCTATCAGACATAATTAATTCTCCAGTTTCTAGATACCATTATACTTGGTTTAGTGATACTTGTCAAGTGATTTGTTTAATATAGAGTAAAAAACCCCTTGAAGTTTTCTTCAAGAGGCTTTCATTGATAGTGCAGTTATGCATCTGTACTAGGTGGTTCATCTTCTGGAGTGTCCTCAACTACTGGGTCGTGTCTCCCGTACTTGAACTCCTTACCAGCGGCAACGTCTAGTTGTTGCATGATATCTTCTGTAAAGTATTTCTCTGGGTTGTTATTAATAGTCTTACCAAAAGTCTTTGTACCATCAGGTAGTACAACCCGTGTTGATATCTGTTTGAAGATATCATACTTCAGAGCCAGTTCTAGCAGTCCATAATACCTGTCTAACCCACGTTCATACATTAGACGTACATCAACCATCTTATGTTCTATGGTCAAGCGAGACTTAGCATTCTTACAGTGAATAATGTTACCAACAACAGCAGTTCCATCCTTCTCTTTCTTCTTAGAAAGATATACGATAGATGATGCCGCATACTTCAATCCAGAACCACCACCCATTTCTTTGGTAGGGAACATAGAACCAACTACATCATATGTGTGATTAGTGACAATCATAGGTACTTTTGCTCTACCTAGTTTCAATGTTAGTACACGAAAGGTAGCCTTGACTATCTGTGCCCGTGTCATATCTTTAGTCTCTTTACCTTCAGCAGTATCTTCTACTTCTTTAGTGGTAGATAACATACCAAGTGAATCAAGACATAACATCATAGGAACACGTTGTCCTTCTGGTGTTTCTAAGTACTTGTTTAGAACATTCAGTGATTGTGTTCTAAATTCTTGTACTGTAGTCACAGGAAGAATAACCATTCGTTTTGTGTCGATACCTTTATCAATTACCATCTGTTGAGTAATAGCAGATTCAGACTCAAAATACAACACACCAGCTTCTGGGTTTGCATCAAGGAATGACTTAACCATGCCTAAAATAAAGAAAGTTTTTCCAGTTGCAGATTCACCTGCTATCGCGGTGATCTTGTTGGATGCGAGTCCACCATTGATACTACCAGATAATAATGCATTGAAGATATAAGAACCCGTATCAATAAACGAATCTACATCTCCTGCCTCTACTCCATCACTTACTAATGCAGCGTATTCATTGCCAGCGGTTTTGGCAATATCTTTCAAAAAGTCCAATTATAAATCTCCTTCTATTCTGTTTTCAGAACGAAACGAATCAAACCCATCAGGATAACGGGATTCAAGTTTCTCTGTATTAATATATATAATTTCCTCCAGATTGGTGTCTAGAGCAATACACCCTTGAACGAGATACCATAAAATATCAGAAAGTTCTCTCTTTGCATGCCAGATAGTATGTTCGTCCATCGGTTTCCCTTGGAACAAGCACTTCTTAACAATCTCAGTGAACTCACCCGATTCTGCACTTAACCCCATTGCAGCAGTGATTAGACGTTCTGGTGGAACACCAAACTCATCAATAATGTCTAAGGCATCACCAAATGCATCTGGGTCTTTCGATGCATCACTAGTGACCTCATCAACAAAATGTTGATAGTCAATTAATAAAGTTTCGTCAGTCATATTGTATCTCCTTCAAATTTTAATTCAGTATATATTATACCACGTTATACTCACTGTGTCAAGAGAGAATTACGCCTTTTTGCGGTACTTGAATTCCAGTAGTTTGAGTCAACCAACCCGTTGCTATTTCAGGCATTGTCTCTATAATAAATGTGACACAGTTCTTGTTGAACTCTAGTGTAGAATCAATCTTCACACCCGTCATACAGACCCCATCAACAAGAGCTACGCCTTGTTCATTGACTTGCACCAAACGGGGTCGTTCTACAGTATAATTGTTTTCATCAGTTGAGATTAGTCGACCAATAACTTCTGCACCATTTGTTAGAACTAGTGTTACTACTTTGTTTTCCATTATTTTTTCCTTCCTATGTAATTGGGGGAGCAGTACACTCCCCCGTAGTTTATTTAAGCAACCTTTGGATTGTGTAAGAAACTTCGGTATGTTCCATTTTTCTTTATCATACCAACATGGTTAGCATCTGTGTTCTTTAGATCAAACTGAGTCTTGCCATTAGAGTCTTGTAAAAACTTATCTGTTGCATAGCATAACATGAAATGAACAGCAGCTGCCTTGTTTTCTCCAGAAAGTTCATAAGTATATTCCTTGAACCAGTAATCCATTTCTGCAAATAAAACAACAGTTTTACCTAACTTGTAGGATTTTAATAGTTCTAAGAAAGGTATAATCTTATCTGCGTGACCTGTATGTACCATCAGTGTAGCCCAAGCATTAAATTGTCTCTGCCATGGTGAGTAGTTACTTACTTTGCCATCAAATAAAGTTTTTGTTAATTCCATCCCTTCAAGAATATTATCTTTCCATTCACTCCACAGTTGATTAGCAGTTTGCATAGTCAATTTAGGACAAGAGTTTGATTGTGGCGATTCGCCGGCCATACGCTTCAATACTTGTCTAAGAGTAGTTACTTGATCGCTAGTAGCAGACTTATCTTTCTTATTGATGACATCTGTTATAGTCCTGTTCTTTGCTGGAGCAGCTCGAACAAAAACCTCTGGGTCAACTCCTGTGACGATGAGTACTTTTACTGTCACATCTCTTTCAACAATTATACGCAGTCTGTGTTGAAACTCAATGATATTGCCTGATGTGGTGAACACACAAGCGCCTCCATCCCACATCCAGCCAAACTCTGCAGCACTCTTGCGAATAGCTCCTAGTTGCGACTGAACAATCTTTCGGTTATCTGCGTTGTGATGTGTTAAGATATAGTTAGCCATGGTCGGTGTCATGTCTACCATAAATGATTTCTTTTCTTTTGAGTATGGATCAAATCCCAATACTCCGATTACTAATTGTGCCATTTATACACTCCTTCGTGATTGTTTGCACGACATGAATAATTTCATGCCTGTTTTGTGATATGAAATATCACTATTACATAGTATAACAAATAAATTGGTATTTGTCAATACATTTACATAATTCTTTTTAACTATTGTTGACCCACATCTGCCGATCTATTTCTCAACATATGTGTTATGTCTTCTGGGTCAGTGCGTGTCATAGGTGGACACACCTCGATCTCGTTACCTTTATCAA